GCAACCACTAAAGGTAGTCAGTTACCAGTACAATCTGAAGTGGCCTGCTGTGTTCATCAATCCGGTGAGACCGCCATCACCTCAATGATCGCAGGGCGCATCGAACCTGGCCGGAAGCTCGCGCGTTCTAGCCAAGCAGGACTTTACTCTCAGTACGCCACTGAGTTTGCCAAGCTGCTCTTCCCGCAGAGCCTTAGACCCGCCACCATAGCAGAGGTGGAGGAAAGCTTGGACCAGCCCAAACACCTCAAGCAAAGGGTGAGGGACATGCCCACGTATGAAGGCAAGGACCCCCATGCCAAAGGGTTCAGGAAAGGAGAATCATACTCGAAGATCAGCCACTCAAGACCAATCATAGACCTGGACGTTCAAACCAAGCATGAGTATTCACAGTACTGCTTGGCCATAGCGAAAGCCCTAAAGAAAACCGCCTGGTACGGCTTTGGGGTGTCACCTGGAGAGTTGACCGCTCAAGTGGCCCGCCTAGCTATGTCTGCCATCAAATACGGGTTAGTTGAGACTGATTTTTCAAAGTACGATTCAACGATTGGAGGAATGAGAGTTTTAGAAGAGATAGTGCTCAAATCTGCCTTCAGCGGTAGACATTACCAACGCTGCCGGAAACTGTGGAAAGCTCAACAGAGTTGCAAAGTAACTCTAGCCCCCAAGTACGGAAACGTGATCGGTCACTACACGACTGAAGGAGAGAGGTTGTCTGGCTCGCCCGAAACATCTGTTTTCAACACCATCGACAACGCAATGATTACATTCATCTCTCTGAGGCTCACCGGTAAGAACCCCAAGGCCGCTTGGGAAGCACTTGGGATCTACGGAGGAGACGATGGCCTTTCTTTAAACATCGAACCAGAGACCCTGCAGGCTGTGGCAACTAATTGTGGACTCGAACTGAAAGCCACAGTTAGGAACCCCGGGCAGCCATTCAGCTTTCTGGGCAGGTACTACTGCTCGTGGACAGGAGACGAAAACAGTTACTACGATCCAGTCCGCATGCTCAGCCGTATTCAATACACGGCGGATAGCTTAACAGAACCTCTGGTGGCACTCCAGCGAAAAGTGTCGGCCCTCCAAATTACCGATAAATACACCCCCTGGGTGATGGATCTAACTGCGAAGTA